AATACCTTAATGCTATTACGCTTTGATTATCTCTTTCAAGTGCCATTTTATTCTTCTCCTTAAAAAAGACGGACGGTTTGAATTCCCGTCCTATCTTTCTCCATTCTTTTTAATTACGGTTGCCCGTCTCCTATTATGCTCTCAGGGTCCCATGCCCTAAATGCTAACTGCTCGGGAAACATGATCGCATAGAGCTTATAAATTGCTACTCTTTGCCCACCCCACGCCGAACAATTCAGAATCGGCCTGACATATCGCTCCGAACATACCACACCGCAAACCTGGTGATATGGTAATATCGGATCTACAATGTATTGGTCAGGGTAATGTTCACTGGGTAACTTTTTATAATTTGGTACGACCGTCCAGTTTATACCGTCGGCACTCTCTTCTGCTTCGAACTGTATGTCGTCGCCAGGGTCAAGAGTGCCCTGCACGCGTATAATCACAAATGAAAGTGCCCGCATTCCCTTTGTGTCTATAGCCGATCCGGTATAATTCGCAGCCTTATTGAGTGTTAAAACCCCACAAGAAACCGCCGCGATTATATGCTGATTATCTCTTTCTAATGCCATTGTGTTTTCTCCTTATGGTTGACCGTCGCCAAGTAATGCCATCGGGTCCCATCCTCTAAACGCCCTCTGCTCTGGGAATAGAATACCCATAACAAATAACGTCAGATCATCACCCTCCCCAGCAACTACGGCAACCGCGTTAATGTAAAATCTAATATATCTCTCGGCACATACAACGCCCATTGTCTGAATATACGGTGACAATGGAATAACCAAATCTTGATTAGGATATTTCTCACTTGGCAACAATTTAATTGTCGCCACCTGCGTCCATGTCAATCCATCAACACTTTCTTGTGCCCCCAGATATATTACATTATTCGGATGTAATAAACCCGCCGCGTGGTTAATTACAAACGATAATGATCGAAATCCTTTTGTGTCAATCGCGCCGGATGTATAGGTCTGTCCAGTTTCGAGCTGGAAAAGCCCTAAACTAACCGCCGCGATGATTTCTTGATTATCTCTTTCAAGAGCCATATCCGCCCCTCCTTATGAACCAAGAACTTTAAGTCTCTTGATTGACTGATAATTTACTACACCGCCGCCGGTGCGTTTTGACGCATAGAACAGGACCGCGCCCTTCGCAGTATACGGATCGCGAAGTATCCTGATACCGATACGGTCAACGATCATGTAACCCTCTCGGAAATCGCCGTATGCAACAACGATGTTATCCTCGTCGAGCGTGTTGTCCATATCGTCGAACATCACAACCGGCCTGCCCAACATCTGCATGCCGAGTGAACCGCTGAACAGCATCGCGGGATTGAGCAAATATTGTCCTTGTAAATCTTTGAGTTTAAGGACTTCAACCCAAACTTTCCGGTGCATCGTCCACGTCGCGTTCATCTGATAACCAGAAAGTAAATCAGATTGAAGGTCAAGAAGATCGTCGCCCGTAATAGCAAGCGCGGTCGATGTCACGCGGGTTTCCAGCTTGCCGCGTTCGTATACTCCCAGCGTTGTCCAATCCGGAAGCGGAATAAAACCCTGGCACTCTTTGTTTCCCGTACCAAGTACAAACTCATGGTTTTCGGTTCTTGCAATTTTGTCCGCTATTTTATCTTGAACAAAAGCCTCAATGTTAATAATAGCATCGTCAAGCAGCTTCTGCGTAACCGCTGGCATGGCTGTGTGCTCACATACCGGTATCGTTACGATACCAATCTTTGACGTTGCCGTCTGTGTGCGCGGGTCAAGCTCTGCTGGAGTCTGGACTGCGAACTCACCATCGTCAAGAATCATTTCTACAGATTCTGTTGACGTGTTTATTATAGTAGCAATCTGACGCATGGGTGATGTTTCCCATAACCGTTTGATTATTCTTGCTAACCTTTCAGTCGGTACAAAATACCCGCCGTCCGGATTGCTCGCTACTGCCATTGCCTTGTAAGCCTGCATCTGTTTTTCGTCGAGTATAGCACCGGTCGATTTAAGAAGTATTCCAACTTCTTCATCAACTATGTCAGCGGGAATATCTTTCCGGTGTCTCAGAAAAGCATCAAACGCTTTTATGTATTCTGAGTTGCTTTTTATTTCGCCATCGCCTCTTTGACTTTCCGATCCGCGAGCGACTGCAAGCTCCAGGGATTCCCGCGCCTTCCTTTCTGTTTCAATTTCAATCACAGCTTTCTGATGGGCGTCTGCCATTTCGCTCAATTTTTTTTCCATTCTTGTCATGGCTTCGGACTTTGTAGTCCCGTCCACAACAAGCTTTTTGTGTTCTTCCTGAAAGTCGAATAATAGTTTCTCCATTTCTTTCATGGATTTTTTAATTTCTTCCATTGCATTTAACTCCTAAAATTATTTTTAATATTCTGCATGTTGTCTAATAGTTTTTTTATACCAGTATCTAAATCGCTAAACTTTTCGCGTTCTCCCATAATCGCCGGGAGCGCACTTTGAGCGACATAAGACGCGGCATCTTTAGACAACTCACAGTATCTGATAACGCTTGCCAAAATACTTTTACTCATGTTGTTAATTTCTGTTATACAAAAAGGCCTTACCGTACCACCGGTAAAAGGTTGATCCAACTTTAATCTTTTATAATAACCGTTTATAATCTGCTTTATCTCTTCGGCATCTGAGTCTATAAGCCCGTGACTGAGTGACATAGACACCCGCGCCGCTATTACAGCCCGAGGAATAACTTTCATCTCGCCGTTTATAATATCTGATACCTGAAATTTATATTCAGTCTCCCCGTCTGAATACAGAAAAGCCTTCGCATATTTATCATCATCTTCTCCAGCCCACTCGCGCACGCGGGCCTGTGCTTCTGTAGGTTCCCACTTTGTAGCCGAATAGGCCATGATTCCAGTGGTGTCATGGTTGATGTTTTTAACGGATGTGATGTTAGCGTTCATGTTCGCGGGCTCATCGACAATCGAACCTTCCCATACTTCGCTTTCTTTTATGTGCCTGATATTGTCTTTGTATTCGGCGTCATTAACCGAGTAGCCGATCGACATGTCAGTCAACACACCCTGCTTGACGAGTGCGTACAATTCCCGGCCTTGCTGTATGTCCAGATTTATTTCACCGATGCCGAACAGCCCACGGTCATCTTCCTTGACAGTCTCAATCGGAAACCCACCGACCGTCCTGTAGTGTCCATCCTTAAGACGGACTTGTCTTCCACTTGCCTTGTGTCGCTCAATCGACTTTGCAAACGCACCCTTAATAAACCTGTCTTTGTCGCGGTCAATGTCCCACGTTGCAATGTATCCCTCAATGATTCCCACGGGTACACCGGCCCGGTCAATCTGCTTAACGCTTTTTATTTTTCCACCGTGTCTTTTATTTTCTATAACCATTTTTATCACCTCTAAACGAATACCGATGCACAACGACAATTAACCAATTCTGATAAATCCGCTCCCATGCTTCCATCGCCCGGATAACGCATTTGTCCACCCTCAAGATCAAACGGCTCATCAATGGGCCGCTCCTGACCTTCTGCCGCTTGATGCGACGGTCTGACTTTACCGTCCCCAACGGTTGTCCACACCTTAATATCTTTACCCAACTCATCGGCCTGGTCCCGTATGGTTTCCCCTACCTCATCGCCTGACAAAGGGTCCACCACTTTCTTTGTATTATCCATAACGACATTCAGGAGCGATTCTTGTTTAACAGTCAGCGGAAAATCTTCTAAGGCTAACCCTTGACTTGCAACTTTGTTCGCCTCTGCTAAAAGTCCGGATTCCAAAAGATCAGCCACTTCTACCGCAAATATTTTGAGAACCTTGTCAGCCGACTTTGCCACTGTCATGCGCGTGGTCTCGACAACCCACTGACTTTGAGTTATCTGTATTGTAGCCTTGTGGTTTTTGAGATAGTTCACAAGGACCCGTCTTGATTCTATTTCGGTGGCCCTGGACTTAATGGGTCGAGGTTCCATAGCTTCTTGCGTGGTACGCCTGACAAAATCATTTGCCGTGCGCGTGATAGATCGTACAGTATCATCTATACCGTATTTCAATGTTCGTGATAATTGTAAACTGATTGCATCCATGAGTTTATATATCAACGTTTTGTCCTTCGCTTTAAATTCCCGCAAATCAAATCCCAAAATATCCCGCGCCGTTATGTAATAAAATCGTTTAAATATCTTTTCCAAAATTGGCATAGACTCCTGGTTGACCTCACTGTCACCTATTCGATAATGGACTGCGATATCTTCAACCCACGGGTTCAACCATAACCCTAACCGCCGCTCCGCCTTAAGTTTATACTGGAGCGCTTTCTGTGCTTGTATCGTCCTGTTCATCTGGTACCGTCTCGTCAATTATAGGTTCGTCTGTCATGTCCGGGGGCTCGGTATCACTAAATGATATGGGAGTTGATACTGATATGAGCGGTATTTTGTTTGAACTCACAAGCACCTCGTCGCCGCCCTCAACACCCTCAAATCCACCAATCGCCCGTATCTCATTCACTGCCAAAACTTCCGTGTCTTTGAGTATCCGCATATTTTCAACCATAACGGATTGCAGGTCCCGGATAGAGGCATCGTTAAATGTCATCTTCGTGTTGCCGTCAAATCCGTATCTGTCCCCCAGGGTGTTCATGATACCGTCACATATAGAATCGAATATGGGAAATACGGCCTTTGTGTAATACACGCGGTTAGCCGTTGTGTAGTTATCGAGTGTCATGGCATTTGACAGTACCATAGGGAGCGGGATTCTGTACATGTTGTAAATTGATTCTTTACTGTTTTGCAAGAGTGCCATAAAGTCCATATCGCGGTTATTCTGGGACATCGCCTGAAGGTCTGCCGGGGATGAAAGTATCAAAACGTTTCCCGCGTTGCCGGCCCCCTGGTGGAAAGCCCTCAACTTCTTTTCAAGGTTCGTAACCGAGTCCGCACTCCATTTCTGAGACGTCCCCCCTTCGGTCATCGGCTTCGGGCTCAATATACCCGTTGTTCGCAGTCCGTTATTTATAAGTGATACGTTATGTCGCTTTCCGTCCGTGGACATTTTCAGGTCGTAAAACAATTTTACAAGCGGGCTCCTGCCTCTCCAGTCATCGACTACAGATACAGACCCTATTATCGGGAATATCTCATTGAGTTTGAGTTTGTCAATAAACCGCATCGCTGGGCCCGAACCGTCTCTGTAATATGTCCGGCGGTCACGGTTGCTCATGGTTGTTATGTATTGAGGTAGTCCATCAGAGCCGTCAAACACAACATTGACATCATACGGTCTGATATATGTTAAGCTTATCGGTTCCCGGTTAATGTTTCCACGGGCCACAAGCCAAGCTTCCTGAGTGAGTAGAAAAGATTCTGAAATTTCTTTGAATATCTGGCTTCCTGAATACCCTTCGCCGGGTGCGTTAAGTAAATCTAAAAGCGGGTGCTCGTATACAACATCGTTATCGCCTGTTTTTAATCCGCGCTTAATACCCGACAGGCTTGACGATATCATATTCACAGCGTTACCAAGATCGGAGCTCCTCTCTGATAGATAATAGGCAAGGCGTGGTTGGACGTTTACAGGGATGCCTTCTGACATTCCCAACATGACGGCGGCGCTGTCTTCGGCGTCAATCATGAGGTCGTAAATAGATACAGATTTTTGTTTTGGTTTAAAGGGCCACATTAGCCGACAATATACAATACGTTATGTCTCTTGTCAAACACTTTTTTTTCAGGCAGTACCCGCGAACACATCAAATTCATGACTTTGTCTTTTAGATTCAAGGGCGTATCTTGCGGCATCGATTAAATCATCATTCTCATCAACAGGCTTTTCGAGTTTGTTGCCGTTTTTATC